GAACCGCGCCCCAGGTCTGAAACTGCTCAACACCATTGGCCTTGGCCCTATCCGTGGTCTGTGGGCGTTTTCGTCTAGCGACAGCACGGCTTTTGTTGTTTCTGGCACACAGCTTTACAAGATCACCACATCGTATGTTGCCACGCTAATTGGCACGGTGGCCGGTACTGGCCCCGTCAGTCTAGCTGACAACGGCACACAGTTGTTCATTGCGGCCAATGGCCCTAGCTACATCTACAACAACACGACAAACGCCTTTGGCCAGATCACCGATCCAGACTTTCCAGGCGCTGTGACGGTCTGCTATTTGGACGGCTACTTTGTGTTCAACCAGCCAAACAGCCAAAAACTGTGGGTTACTGCACTGCTAGACGGCACATCCATTGACCCGCTAGAATTTAAAAGTGTTGAAGGCTCACCAGACGGCTTGGTGGCCGTAGCGGCTAACTTCCGCGAAGTGTGGGCCTTTGGCACAAACTCGATTGAGGTCTGGTACGACAGCGGCGCGTTAGATTTTCCTCTTGAGCGCATCCAAGGCGCGTTTAACGAGTTGGGCTGTGCTGCCCCTTACTCGGTTGCCAAGATGGACAACGGCCTGTTCTGGCTTGGCCGTGACCGCCGTGGCCAAGGTATTGTCTACCGCGCCAATGGTTATTCGGGCGTTCGGATTTCTACCCACGCTGTTGAATGGCAGATTCAGCAGTACGCTGATTTGACAGACGCTATTGCGTACACATACCAACAAGATGGCCATAGCTTCTATGTACTGGTTTTCCCTAGCGCCAATACAACATGGGTTTATGATGCGGCCACACAAGCCTGGCATGAGCGTGCAGGGTTTGTTGACGGCAACTTTACCCGTCACCGTGGCAATTGCCAGATGGCGTTCAACAACAAGATTGTTGTTGGCGATTTTGAGAACGGCAACATCTACGCCTTTGACCTAGACGACTTTAGCGACAACGGTAGCATCCAGAAGTGGCTGCGCTCATGGCGTGCATTGCCTACTGGCACTAACACCCTCAAGCGCACAACTCAGCACATGTTGCAACTTGACTGCGAGTCTGGCGTTGGTTTAAATGCTTCCCCTGGGTATCAGAGTGAAAACATAGATACTGAGTCGGGGTTAAATCTTGTGGCCGAATATGTGCAAACGTATTTAGCTACTCAATCAGGCGTCACCTTGACCACTGAGGCAGGGGACGGTTTTGAGCCTCTAGGTCAGTTTGATCTATCAGACACTGATATTACGGGCTATGAAATTGTCACCAATTCTTACCTTGCCACACCAGGATACGATCCTCAAGTCATGCTCCGCTTTTCAGACGATGGTGGCCACACATGGTCAAACGAGCATTGGACATCCATGGGCAAGATTGGTCAGTATTACAAACGTGTAATCTGGCGCCGTCTGGGCATGACAACTAAGTTGCGTGATCGTGTTTATGAAGTGTCTGGCACTGACCCTGTGAAGATTGCAATCATGGGCGCAGAACTAATTCTGAGTCCAACGAATGCCTAGCCCTAACGCTACGCCAACGCCGATCACGCCACCACGGGTGCCGCTGATTGACCCGCGCACGGGTCTGATTGACCGTGCGTGGTATTTGTTCTTTCTGTCGTTGAATGATATTGCAACGGCTGTTGTGGACGATGTTAATTTGGCCACTGATTCCATATCCTTGATCGCGTCTTACGATGCGGCTTTGCTGACTCTGGCACAAGAAGTTGAAACTCTGCCGCCAGTGGTTACTTTACCAATTCCTGACGTATTGACTGACTGTTGTTCTGCCTTAGAGTCCCAAGTGGCCGAGATGCAAAAGCAGATCGAGGCGTTGCAAGTGCAACCGATTGTTGACACCGCAGCTATTACTGCCGCTATTAACGCCGCATCATCAGCGCCAGTTACCAAGACCGCTGACTTTACGGTAGCTGACAATGAGACTTGGATTATTAACAACAAGTCAGGCTCAACTTGTACGGTAACTCTGCCAACGGCAAGCGCATGGTCTGGCAGATATCTGACTTTTAAGAATTTGCAGGCTCAGACCTTGGTGTCTGCATCTAGCAATGTTGTGTTGATTGACGGCACAGTCGCTGGCACAGCAATCCTCTTGGCAGTTGTAGGAAATTGGGCGACAATGGTGTCTGACGGCACTAATTGGGTCATCATGCAACAAGCCGCTAACAATTGCCTCTTATTGGAGTAAACCATGACAGTCACCGTCAAAGTCCTCGTACCGGCTAAATTTGCCGAAAACACCCAAACAACCCAGTACACAGCGACTGGCGTTACGGCCATCATCGACAAGTTCACAGCGACTAATATCAGCGCGTCTGCCGCCACGATCAGCGTGAACTTGGTTACTGTTGCTGGTTCTGCCGGTAATACCAACTTGATTACCAAGACCAAGACCTTGCAGGCGTCTGAGGTCTACACGTTCCCAGAACTGGTTGGCCAAGTGCTTGGCGTGGGCGACTTTATCAGTACAATTGCAGGCACAGCCAGCGCAATCAACATTCGCGTTTCTGGACGTGAGGTAACCTAATGCGTGTAACCTACGGCAAAGGTTTTGACGTTGTGCCAAACGCGCCAGTTAAGGTGCGTTTTCGTGAAACTGTGCTTGCAGCCCAACAAGAAATGCAACAGATGATTGACAGCGGTATTGCTGAATCTGCGTTGGAAGACTGCACTTTAAAGCACTATTTCACACCCAAAGACGAAAAATACGGTTGCAGTACATATGCCCGTGAAATCTTCTTGCCAAAAGGTTCATTTGTCATTGGCAAGATTCATCGGCATCCGCATTTAAACTTTATTTCTAAAGGCAGAGTCAAAGTTTTTACTGAGTTTGGCGACAAGCATTTGGTAGCGCCATGCACTTTTATCTCTGAAGTTGGGTTAAAACGCGCCGTATACGCTGAAGAAGATACTATTTGGACTACCGTTCATTTAACAGAGTTTGAAAACGAAGATGATTTGGTTAAAATTGAGCAAGAGGTAATTTCCCCAACGTACGATGATATGGGGTTAATTGCTTCAACTAATACACCGCTTAAACTTGCGGAACAAGGGGAAAAGCCATGACATGGGTAGCAACAGCCATAGTAGGTTCAGCTGTAGTCGGCGCAAGCGCTGCCAAAAGCGCGTCTAAAACACAATCAGCCGCAGCGGCTCAAGCCGCTGATGTCCAAAAGCAAGTTGCTGATCAGCAAGTCGCGTTGCAACGCGAAATGTTTGAAAAAACCCGCGAAGACCAAGCGCCTTATCGCACGGCTGGTTATAACGCATTAGCTGAAATGCAACGCACCGCTGGCAACGTACCTGGCGCGTTTAAGTTTGGCGCAAGCGATTATCAAGCTGACCCAGGCTATGCTTTCCGTTTGGCAGAAGGCCAGAAAGCGCTTGATCGCCAAGCGGCTGCCCGTGGTGGTTTGATTTCTGGCGGCGCTTTAAGAGCCGCACAGCGCTACGGTCAAGAGATGGGTTCACAAGAGTTTGGCAACGCATACAACCGTGCTTTAACTGGCTACAACACTGATGTGGCGCGTGAGAACCAGTTGTACAACCGTCAAGCAGCGTTGTCTGGTATCGGTCAAACTGCCACTAATTTAGTTGGCCAAGCTGGTCAGAACTACGCAACTGGTGCTGGTGGTGCATTAGGTACATACGGCACAAATGTAGGCAATTTAATGACCGGCGCTGGGGCGGCTCAAGCGGCTGGCCAAGTTGGCGCGGCTAACGCTTTAACTGGTGGCTTAGGTACTTACCTAAACTATACCCAAGGCAATGCGTTGCTTAACGCTTTGCAAAGAAATCAAGCTATGCAAATGGTAAATACTGGTGGTTATTCTAACGTGCCATCGTATATGGTTGTTCAACCACCTGGAGGAATTTGATTATGGCACTTAATCCAAGCATTTCTCTTGGCGTTAGACCACTTGAATTGGCCAATCCGTTGGCGCAGTATGGCCAAGTTGCGGCTCTTCAAAGCGCACAAAATCAAAATCAATTAGCGCAGTATCAACTTGGCGTTGCTCAACGCGCCGAAGCAACGCAAAATGCGTTAGCTGATGCTTACAGTCAATCTATTGACCCTAATACTGGCGCAATCAACTACAACAAATTAACTGGTCTTTTGGCAAAAGGCGGTGGCGGGTCACAAATTCCAGGCATTGAAAAAACACGCCGCGAAATTGAAGCTGCTGCGCTTGCCGCCCAAAAAACTAAAGGTGAAATTGAAAAAAATGAATTTCAATTGACTAAAGACAAACTTAAACATGGTTGGACTTCTTTAGGTGATGCACCAACACCACAAGATGCAATTAAAAAACTTAATGAAGGTGTGACTAAAGGTTATTTTGATTTTGCTACTGCAAGCGCAGAAACACAGCGACTTCAAAACATGACGCCAGAACAGTACAAACAGTACCGTGTTGAAAAAGTTTTGGGTCTTTTAGATGCCAAAGACAAACTTAGTTTTATGTTGCCCAAGAATGTTCGGCAAGAAGCTGGCGGTAAGATTATTACAATTCAAGACAATCCAATGTTGCCAGGTTATAGTCAACCAATTGCTGGCATGGACATCACCAAAACGCCAACATTTGCTGAACAAACTGGCCAAGGTCAACTTAATTTGGCACGACAAAAGTTTGCTTGGGAACAAGCTAACCCAGGCTTTGAACTTAAAGAAACTGAAGACGGCTCAATTGTGGGTGTTAACAAACGCACATTGCAAGCCTTTCCAATATCTATTGGCGGTGTTACACCAGCTGCGGCGCCAACAGCGCCAATGGCTGGCGCGGGTATGCCAGGCGCTAGATTGCCTGCGGCTCCTGTGCAAGCTATCCCTGGCATGACAAGTGTGTTGGATCAGCCAGCGTTAACAACGGCTTCTGCTGTTCCTGCGGTTGGCACACCATTGCGTGGCAAAGGCACTGCGCCAACCGAAGGTGAACGCAAAGCTGCTACCTTGTTGCAACGGTTGCAAGGCTCTCAAAATCAGTTAACTCAGGCATTGTTAGACGATCCAAAAGCGGCAGGCCCACAAGCATTTGCAACAGCAGTTGGCAAATTATCAACAACTGCCGCTAACCTTTTAAACACAGAAGCACGCCAAAGGGTAGAAGCCGCGCAGCTAGATATTCTTGACGCAGCATTAACACTTGGAACTGGCGCAGCTTACACAAAAGAACAGTTAGAAGGTTATCGTCAAGCCTATTTCCCAGCTTATGGCGATGAGCCTAAGACTATTGCAGATAAAAAAGCGCGTCTTCAAAATGTAATTAGTGCGGCCAATATTGCTGCTGGTAAAGCTGCAAAATCAGTTGCTACACCACCTCCGCTTACATTACCAAATGCTCGTGGTGGTGTAGATACATCAAATCCTTTGTTGAGATAAGAGGACAACATGGCCAATTTATCTTCAATCCTTAATGACCCAAATTACGTCAACGCTAATGCTGAAACTAAAGCTGCAATTTTTGACAAGTTTTCTGCACAAGATACAAACTTTACTAATGCTAATCCAGAAACTCAACAAGCCATTCGCGTAAAGTTTGGAATTTTGCCTCCTGTTGCACCAGCAAGTTTTAGTGCTACAAAAATGATTCAAAATGCACCGGCTAGTTTGTATAGAAACACTATTGGTGGATTGATTGAAGCGGTTAGTAGCCCATTACAAACAGCAACAGGCTTAATAGACATAGCCGCTGGTGGCTTACAAAATATTACCCCAAAGCCTTTGCGTAACATTATTAACAGAGCAAATGTTGGTGGCCCTTTTCTTGACCCAGCAGCAGCCAAACGTGCTGAAAATTTGGCAACCGCTATTGGACAAGAATATGCAACTACTTATGGTACAGGCGAAGGATTTCAAAAGACAATGCAAGAAGACCCTTTTAGGGTTTTAGGCGATGTATCGTTGTTGGCCACTGGTGGTGCAACGGCAACAAGTAGGCTACCAGCGGTTTCAAATGCTTTAGCAAGAACCGCACAAATTACTAATCCAGTAAATGCGTTAATTAAATCAGCGGAGCTAACTGGAAAGCTAATACCACAAGCTGCTTTTAGCGGTCTTGGTTTGGCTACTGGTGTTGGCGCTGACACAGTCAAAACAGCTTTTAAATCTGGTTTAACAGGTAAAGAATCATTTAAACAAAACATGCGTGGCGAAGTTCCTATTACGCAAGTTTTAGATGACGCAAAAACAAACCTTGCTAATATGAATGCTGCCAAACAATCAGATTATCGATCTGGTATGGTAGACATTACTAATGACAGAACAATTCTAAACTTTGATGGAATTGAAAAGGCTTTGGCAGAAGCAGAAAGCATGGTCAGTTTTAAAAAGTCTGGTATTCCTAAAGATGCAAAAGCAGTTGATGCATTAAAAAAAATTAGAACAAAAATTGAGCAGTGGAAAAATCTTGACCCAGCCGAATATCACACTCCAGAAGGTTTGGATTATTTAAAACAAAGTATTTGGGAAGACTTTGGAAAGTTAGCGCCAGAAGAAAAAACCGCATATTCTGCTGGTAAAAAAGTCTATGACTCTGTGAAAAATGAGATTGGCACTCAAGCGCCTACTTACGCAAAAGTGATGAAGGATTTTAGTGACTCTAGTGAATTAATTCACGAAATTGAACGCACACTGTCGCTAGGAAAAAAAGCATCTGCCGACACAGCATTAAGAAAATTGCAGTCACTTACGCGAAACAATGCAACCACCAATTATGGAGGTCGCGCAGCTTTGGCCGAACAACTTGCAGCACAAGGAGGTACAGACCTTATGCCTGCACTTGCTGGACAAGCAATGAGTACATTCACCCCTCGTAATTTGGCTGGTCAAGGTGGCGCAGTTGCTGCGGGTCTAGGCGCATTTTCAAACCCAGCTATGTTGGCGGCTCTACCATTTATGAGTCCAAGGCTTGTAGGAGAAGCAGCTTATGGAGCAGGAAATGTTGGGCGAATGATTGGTGAAACAGGAGCTGTACAAAACTATTTAGCTCCTACAATTGCTAATGCTAATCGTTTGCGTGGACAAATTCCTATGACAGCAGAACAAGCAAGAACGGCGGCATTGATAGCAGCGCAAGCTGGTCAAATACCATACCGTGTTGAACTTAACAACATGGCAACAGGGCGGCCATAATGGACACTCAAATTTTATTCAACATCGCGGTCAGCTTGGCTGGCTTTTTAGGTGGCTGGGTGCTGAACAACATCTACCGATCACTTGAGCGCTTGGACGCTGACGTTCGGGCTATGCCTTTGAACTACGTCACCCGTGACGATTACCGCGCTGACATGCGTGAGATTAAAGAAATGCTTGGTAAGATATTTGACAAATTAGATAGTAAGGTTGACAAATAATGGCCGATGAAAAAGACTCTGCAAAAGGCGCGTTGATCGAAAAACTCACGTTCGCCGTTCTTCCACTGCTTTTCACTTGCGTGGTTTACCTCATGTCGGCGTTGTCCAACTTGAGCCACGAAGTTACTATCCTCAACAGTAAGATTAGCCTGGTGGTGACTAGCGACAACAAGCAAGCCACCAACACTGGCGCTGAACTAGCGCGTGAACGGCTGCGGCAAGACTTGTCGTTAGAAATCCAAAAGAACCGAGACGACATCCAGTACAACCGCCAAAAGATTGCAATCATTGAAACTAAATTGGAGCGCAAATAATGCTTGGATTAGACGCACTCCTAAACGTGGGCGGCAAGCTCATTGACAAGTTGATTCCAGACCCAGAGGCCAAGGCCAAAGCACAAATGGATTTGGCTAAGATGGCTCAAGATGGTGAGTTGGCAAAAATGGCTAACGACACTAAGTTATTTGAAGTTGAGCAAACAGCGATTACAGAACGCTGGCAATCGGACATGAACTCCGACTCTTGGTTATCCAAAAATATTCGTCCTATGGCCCTTATAGCCATTTTTGTGGCCTATTTTGTGTTCACCATGATGTCGGCATTTGGCTACAACGCTCAAGAGTCCTACGTCCAGCTGCTTGGCCAATGGGGGCAGATCATTTTCTTGGCTTATTTCGGTGGCCGCACAGTTGAAAAACTTGCAGACATGAGGTCAAAGAAATGAAACTTACTGAACACTTTTCACTTGAAGAACTAACTCACACAGATCACAGACAATATGACAATACACCAAATGATGCAGAACTGGAAAACCTCAAAAGACTCGCAGAATTTCTTGAAGAAGTCAAAACAGTACTTGGAGGAAAGCCCGTCATGGTCAACTCGGCTTTTCGCAGCAAGCAAGTCAATGATGCAGTTGGTAGCCGCGACAGTAGCCAGCATCGTATTGGTTGTGCTGTGGACTTCAGAGTACCTAAACTGACGCCAGACGAAGTAGTCAGAACAATCATTGCATCGGGTTTACCTTACGATCAAATCATTCGTGAGTTTGATCGTTGGACGCATATTAGTATTCCAAATACGCCAAGTGCAAAGCCCCGTAAGCAAGCACTTATTATTGATAAACAAGGCACTAGAGCGTTTGTTTAAATAAAAACGTCACAAATATTAACTAAGGTGTTGAAATGTCTAACATTCCAACACCAGAAGATGCACATTTCTTTGCATTATGCGTGAAGAAATGGCAAGAAATCCTTAACCTTAATGACTGGCGCATTGAGAAAGGATTAAAGCCTGCCAAGCAGGCAATGGCGTCTGTTGAATTCAATGAGAGCGCCAGGCTGGCCACTTACCGTTTAGGTGACTTTGGCGCAGAAAAGATTACCCACGAATCCCTTGATTGCACAGCACTGCATGAATTGCTTCATGTAATGCTGCACGATCTTTTGGCTACAGCTCAAGACCCTAAATCATCGCAAGATGACATAGACAAACAAGAGCATAGAGTTATTAACTTACTTGAGCGACTGCTCTCTAAGGATTCTTATGGTATCAAGTAATGGCTTAAATTCTTGTACCGATGAGCAGTTTATAGAACTGTGGGATGCACACCAATCTGTTACAAAAATAGCAAAGATTTTGGGTGTGACAGAGAGGGCTGTTAACTACCGCAGAAGAAGAATGGAAGAACGAGTCAATGTCAAATTAGACGGCATAGACATTCGCAGTGTCAAATATGATGCTACAAGACCAAAATCTTTTTCTCCTTTAAAACAGGTAGACCTTGGCATACTTGATGGCACAGTAATTGTGTTTTCTGATGCACACTTTATACCTGGTCAACGATCAACGGCCTTTAAGGGGCTTCTATGGGCTATTGAAACACTATCTCCAAAAGCGGTCATCGCAAATGGAGACAGTTTTGATGGTGCAGCCATAAGCCGCCATGATCCAACCGATCAGCGAGCTACAACTGTTATTCAAGAATTAAAGGCTTGTCAGGGTGCATTGGGTGAAATTGAAGAAACTGCCAAGGCTCAGCACCACAATGTTCGACTGATTCACACATGGGGCAACCATGACGCTCGGTTTGCCAACAGACTTGCTCAACACGCACCACAGTACAAAGACGTTTTGGGTTTTAAGATTACAGATCACATCCCTGATTGGGAATTCTGTTGGGCTTGTTGGCCTACTAGCAACACCATTGTCAAGCACCGCTATAAGGGTGGCATACACGCCACACACAACAATACAATCAATGCGGGTGTAAATATAGTCACAGGTCACCTTCACAGTCTCAAAGTCACTCCATTTAGCGATTACAACGGCATAAGATATGGTGTTGACACAGGAACATTAGCCGAGCCAGATGGCCCTCAATTTACATACGCTGAGTTAAATCCAAATAATCACAGGTCAGGCTTTGCAGTGCTGACTTTTTTTAATGGTGAATTGCTTTGGCCTGAATTAGTCCATGCTTTTTCTGAGGACTGCATCCAGTTCAGGGGCGAGGTAATAGATGTAGGTGCGTTTTGAGTGCGTGGCTCATCATTTTGACTGGCGCAATCTACGCATATATTGCGGTGGAACAATTGTTTAGGGGAAACCCGTATATGGCAGTTGTATACGCTGGGTATGCGTTCAGTAATGTGGGGCTTTACTTTTTAGCAAAGTAAGCCCCATAGGTTTCATTTACTTTTGTGATTCGGAACCTTCAAGTTCTTCTTCTGTGTCTTCATCTTCAAAATCAAGGTCGTCAGCGTCTTCATATTCATCGCCGCACCAGCCGTTTGCTTCTTGTTCTTGAATGAACGCTTGCAAAATGCTGATCTTGTCAAAATCGAAGGTTGTGATGATAACGCTCTCATTGCCTGTCCATCCAAATTCCATTTCAAATTTCATGTTG